TTACTTACTGAGTAAGAAATGAAGATTAACTCTAATATACTTTAAAAACTGTTGTTCCGTTTTAACATGTAATTTTCGCATAATGCTCCGGCGGAGTAACTTTGTTTGCTCTTCAGAAAGTGAAAGTAAAGCGGCCGTTTCGCTTAAATGATAACCGCTGGCGATCAGTTTTAACAGGTGACGTTCTGTTACTGAAAAATGACGAGTCGTGCAGTAATGGCAAATGCCAGAAGGGACGCTATGTCGAAGCGCTCGCTTATGTAAAATCAATATCATTTTCCGGGTAATTTCTTCAACATCATCTTCCCGATAAATATGCGGCAGCATATACAGACATGGTCTGAACATGAGCTTTTCTTTATCGCATTCATTACAAATAATCACCCGTAGTTGATGTTGGGTAAGCATAGGTATCTGGTAACAACCTGCGCTGAACCAATCATCATCCAGTGCCAGAAAAGCGATATCGGCATTATCTATCTCTTCTGGCGGCACAAAGTAAATTTTCTGCTGCCATTGATTCGCCAGACGCGTCATGATGATTTTCAAACCATGCTCAAAGTGACTGTTTTGTTCCTTAATAGCGATACTCAGCATAAAAAATATCCTAAACGGCAGGTGAATCATGGTGAAATATTAAAGAAACTTATTGATTTTCTAAATACTGGCGGCCTTAATTCCTACTTTATGCGTGCTGAGTTGTGTCCAGGCGATTTCCTGGAACCTGGCATAGCGCCAGAAAAGACGATATTCGTACACTTAGTCAGCAACCAGAACAAAAGCCATTGACTCAGGAGTGCCTGACCGTATAATTCTCGCGTTTCGTCTACACGAAGTCTTCACTTCACAAGGCGCCCTTAGCTCAGTTGGATAGAGCAACGGCCTTCTAAGCCGTGGGTCGCAGGTTCGAATCCTGCAGGGCGCGCCATTATATATCAACTGGTTACGCCTCTTTAATTCCCTCCTTATTTTCCATATGGGACATATTTGGGACATCATCACTGAAAATCGAGTCAATTTGCTTCGCGTGTTCCGTTAAATGGTTCGGCGCAAGGTGAGCATATCGGCGCACCATCTCGATGCTCTCCCACCCTCCCATTTCCTGCAGAACAGAAAGCGGTACTCCGGACTGAATTAGCCAACTGGCCCATGTGTGCCTCAGATCGTGGAAACGGAAATCCTCAATTCCAGCCCGGCGGCAAGCCGCATTCCATGCTCGCTGGTCATCGACGCGCATCTTTCTGATAGTCGGCGTCCTTGAGCCATCAGGCCGGATTCCTTCTTTCGTATGCACGAACACCCATTTATTATGCTTACCAATCTGGTCACGCAATACCTTACAGGCAGTGTCATTTAGCGCTATGCCAATAGCGCGGTTTGACTTGCTGTCTTCAGGGTTCACCCAGGCAACACGACGCTGCATGTCGATCTGTTGCCACTCCATATTGATGATGTTAGACCGCCTAAGTCCTGTTGCCAGCGCAAATTTAACAACAGATTTCAACGGCTCCGGACATTCATCAATCAGCCTTTTCGCCTCTTCATGCTCAAGCCACCGAACGCGCTTATTTCTCACTGACGGTATCTTGATAACTGGCGCTTTCTCCAGCCATTTCCAGTCACGTTCTGCCGCCCGGAGAATGGCCTTCATCAGTGCGAGGTGCTTTGCCTTTGTCGATGTAGTGACCGGCTTAGGCTCAAATACTGGCGCTTCTTTACCCTTTCTCTTGGCAGATTCAACTTTCTGCTGCCATATCTCCTTTACCTTCCTGTTTTGCATCCTGCTCACCGCGGCGTAAATCTTCGCCTCAGTGATATCCTTTATCCTTACTCCTTCGAAATGCTCAAGCCAGAATCCCATCCGGCCTTTATCGGTATCGAGCGATTTCTTGTCTGCTTTCTCTTCCAGCCAGCGGAGGCATGCTTCTTCAAAAGTCACTTCGGGAAAGTCGCCGAGCCTGTCTACTCGCCAGAGTTCAGCCTTTCTTTTGTCGTGCAACTCCTGAGCTTGCCGCTTGTCCGCTGTCCCAAGAGATTCCTTAATTCGCTTCCCGCCCGGGAGCGAGTACGAGGCGTACCATACTTCACCTCTACGGAAGATTGACATTTATTTCCCTCTTTAAATGCATCACCCGCGCTCACGTCGACAGTATGCAGCGGTGAATTGAGTGCCGCAATGCATGCTTGTCGTGTGGTGAGGTAAGGGGATTTCGGTTTGGTGGGGTCTTTACGTGTTGCCTGTAGTCGGCCTGTGCGAATCCAGTTGGTGGCGGTAGGTCTGGATATCTTGAGAAATGCACAGGCCTCATCGAGTGTGAGACTGTGTGATTCCATGGTTACTTTCCTAATACTGAAGCGAGAAGAGCAATCTCTACAAGAAGCTCAATAAATCCGAAAATTGCTATACCTGCGTAAACCGCGCCATCAATATCCCCGCGGCGACAAAGATAGGTGGCACTGATCACAAGAATCATCATTCACTCCATAAAACAAAACTCGCCGCAGCGAGTTCAGATAAAAAAAATCCCCGGGAGTGCGAGGATTGTTATTTTTGAGGTGCTGAGAGCCGACCTGCAATTCTTTGGCATCTGTTGACTCTCTCCATAAGCAAACAAGCGCCCCGAAGAGCGCTTGTTTTTCTTGCCCCATAAAATGGGGAACTTCGTATGAGGCGGCCATGTAGCCGGTTTATCTCCGCTGACGCGGGGAACTGGAATTTGATATACGACTGTATCTACGGTCCATCCCCGCTAGTGCGGGGAATGGAGTCAACTTACTCTTTTGTTTCGAGTGATTCAAGCCAGATTTTTAACCCGACGCAAAATGCGTGAAACTCGTCAGGTGTCACCGTTGCCGAACGATTGATTTTTGTCCCCTGCATGTTTGAATTTCCGGTGGCGTTTTTAACCGCGCCAGATCCACGAAGAATGGCGTCAGCCCGGCTTTTTGAGCACGCTATACCCCCCAGCGTGATGATTTCCGAGAGGTTGTGCCTGTCGAGACACCCAAGAGCACTGGCGAGGATTTTTAAATCGATAGTTAGTTGTTGATTAATCATAATCCCCATTTTCCGCAATATATTTGTTTTTTGCGATTAGCATATCATTGACGGTAACACCGTCAGGTAAAACAGACATGCCGTAACAGTCTGATTCGTAACCATGAATATCTATAACGGAGCCGTTTTCATTGAGCGCATAGAGCCGCCCGTCAATATCAAACCAGTCGCGTTTTTCAGTATATAATTCGCGTCGAATTTCCGGTAATTTTAGATTTGTTTGATAAATAATTCGCTCACACTCAGGCATTTTTCGGATCTCGCGAGACACCATGTCAGCGGTTCGGGCTAGCAAATTTGCCCTGTCATGCATAAGTGACAAAATCTCACGGATGATTGAGTCTGGTATAGCTCGCTCTCCGCTGGCCCATTGCCTGACCGAACGGTCGTTAATACCCAGATGAGATGCGAGGGCGGGTTTCCAGTGGCTACCGTATATCGCAGTGCCCATTTTTTCCAGCAGTTCGATTTTTTCTTCATTATCCATGTTATGCCTCAATTTCGATTCCCAGCAGCATAGCGTCGTTCAGAGTGATAATTATCTCGTCATGCTCGTAGCGAACAGAACCGGATGGCTGCGAAACACCATAAATATGTCGAATGTTTTTGATAAATTCAGGCGCATCCTCTATGGATGTGACTGACTCCCCGTCATCCACATAGAGAATATCTACTGTGCCAAATTCATTCACGCGGCCAAAGATTTCATTAATTTTTGCCATCATTTTCTCGCTGGTTAGCGCCGCATGATTACAATGCCATTGGTGTAACTGTTACTAATTATGGCGTCATAATAAAGCGCGCCCAGTTCAGGAATTAAAGCGCTGTATTTTTGATGCATTTCCAGGTGTTCTTGTGGATGCATTGTTAATAGAGACATCGCCAGTGCCTCGGCGGCATGGTAAGTGGCGAGCTCAACGGCATCACTGGGGTTAAGGGTTGGTTTACCGCGAAGCGCCTCATAGCGCACATTGTTTATAGTTGATCTTGCTGCATTTGCGGCGTAGACCCTGCGGAGTGAATCTGCGAAATATTCTCTTGCGGAACCGCCAAATTTATTAGCGCCCTTACGCGCTAATTTCCACGCCCTGACGAATATTTTCGATTTGCTCATTGTGAAGTCCTCTGACTGTTGAGAGTTGGCTCAATCCCCCTCTCCTTGAGATACATAATACATTGTACCGAAAATCGGTACAATGCTTTTTTTTTACAAAATGGATAAAAATTCTTTGAAATATCGACAGTGACCGTTTTTCTTCAGCATCTTGTCAACCAGCGTGACATTGCGCCTCCAAGCAACCCTCAACGACTCCCATTACCCCCTTAAGCATCATTGGAGTTTGAAGTTGTCGATATCATCTACAAATTCCAGATACCCATCTTCAACGCTTTTTAAAACAAGTAAATGCTTAATTCCCTCACTTAATGAAGTTGGCTTTTCAAGCACAAACTCGAACCCATCCTCGTAAATTTTGCCTAGCCAATAACCACCGCCATATTCCTTAAGCCTTTGAAAGAAAACATATCCTCCAGGCTTGAAATAATTGAGTGTCTCGTCTCTATAAACGATTTGGTAGTTAGGTACTTTGCCACCCATTTTAGCCACCATGAATACTGTTTTTTTATACAGTATAAATTAAAGCAAATGCTGGTCAATTTTAAAGGGTGAAATATCACTTCACCTCCTGCGGCGGCTCCGGTAGCGGCATCCAGTGCGTAACCAAGATATGCTCAATGCAGTTCATCTGATTGCCGCCTCGCATGTCAAAAAATAATCCAGAATGCTTATCAAAATATGAAACATAACGATATCCCAACTTGTTATGAACAATTACTTCTTGCTCGTCTTCTGGCATCCGCTCACTACAGCTTATCCAACCATCCGGAATCACCGGAGAGTTGCCGGACAGCGGGATGTATTTCACTCCCCATGTCTCTGACGGGTCATTGCGGCCCAACATAAACAGGGGTGCGTTCGGGTCGCGTTTGTCGTCACTGTTGTAATCACTACGCAACCAGCCGATTACCTGCAACTCATCACGATTACTTACAGGTTGGCTACCCTGGAGCATGGCGGTGCGGCAGGCATTCCAGGTGTTCCAGTATTTATTCCACATCGAGTCGCTACGGTATTTGTCGTCTACGCGGAACTGGCGCACAAAGCCTTTGGTATGGCCGGTATAGTCCGCCACCCAAGCTTCAAAGACGTCCCGATTGGTTTCATCATCCAGGATGTTCACCGGCAGCGGCATCATCTGCGGAACGGTATAGAGCGCAATGTCTTTGCCGAAACCGCAGGAGTTTGGCCACAGGTGCGCGTAAGAGTGCCCATCAACCCCTTCTAGGCTCTCCAGCTCCTCCGCGTCGGTATAGGCCACTGGATCGCTGTTTAGGGCCACAGAAAGCAGCATGCGCGCCATCACTGAGTATTCAAACTTAACGTCGCTACCATTGTCCTCTTCAGCGATTTCACGCAGGCGTTCAACGTCCATCGTCTCGTTCGCCAGTGTTAGCGCTTTACAGCGATCCACCAGCGATTGTGCTGTTACCGTCAATGCTGATATTTCACCGCCAGAATCACTACCTGACATAATCACGGCCAGGCGTTTTAGCATCTTGCGATCTGCACTTTCAGGCGTTGGCTGAGGCTCTCTTTTACTCAGTGAATATTCAGCCAGTTTATCTTCCGCAATACGGAGTCTATTTCCTTTGGGTGTGGCATGCAGCGGAGCGGAGTTTTTATTCGATAAATTCAATGCTGGCGCGGTCTGGATGGCATGCGGCGGCTCGGCGTCCAACGATGCCAGTGCGATACGCGCCAGTTCGCGCAGGTTTTCGCTATACGGTGACGTGTTATCACGACTGATTACGTGGTTCGCTGTATCAATTAAAATCTGTTTTTGCTGTTCTCTGGTAATAGTGGTCATGGGTTAGTCCTCGAAATCTTATGGCGCGGCGCGAAAGCGCGGGTTCGGTCCTTGCTGATGCGCCATCCATGGAAACGAGCCTCCTTCGCGCATTCTGACCACGTGTTACCGACGTACTCTCCAAACTCTGGACCGCGCCACGATTCTTCTGTACAGGTCTTGCAGTCGCAGTAAAGATGCATGGTGTAGTTGGCTGCTATGGGCATATCATTCCCCCTTACCGATACCAGCGGCGTCCCATGCTTGTGCTTTTGCGCATACCGGGCAATAAAGCTCACCTTTGTGCAACACCCAGCCGTTATTGAGTGAATCGTCTTTAAGAAATTTCAGCGCCGCAGAAACACCCTTAACGCTTTCATGCGCTGTCGTCATTGGTTCGGCGTTCTTGTCAGAATGGCAACCATCAACATCACCGCGACCTGCACAACGTACTTCCATGAAAATAGCCATTACATGTCCTCCACACTGAATCCAGCCAGACGAACCTGCCGCTTAGCGAGCGTAATGGCTTCTTCATACGCTTTCTCTTGCTCGGTCCAGTAGCCGTTTGTTTTCGGCAGCAACACGGGTTTAGATAGCTTTGACTCCAGTTCTGCTATGCGCTCCTCGAGTTCACAGACTCGGCATTGTTCGTCATCATCAATCAGATAAAGGCCGATGAACTCACCCCCCACCCAGCCACCTAAATCATGGTCGTAACGCTCGCAAGAAAACTCGCCGCTGCTATCTCTGCTCGGGATAGTGTAACTGTCGAACGGCCCGCCATATGTAGGTACATAGCCAAGCGTTTCATGCTCAATCCACATGAAGAACCTGCGTCCGGTAACCGGGCAAACATCCGGTTTCCACTGGCTGTTAACACTTGCCGCTCTGGGCAGTTCAACTATCTGCGTTTCTACTTCCTCCAGTTGCTCTCTCGCCTGTCGCATATCATCACGCAGCGCCAGCGCTACGGCCTCTATTGCGTCTTTTTCCCGCTGGAGTTGAATGTTCTCATCCAGCAGCGCCAGCACATCCAGGTCACTCACATCGACTATGGTGACGCGTGATTGCTCGTAGTGGTCATCCGCGATACTACGGCCTTCTGTATAGTGGCATCCATTGTCGTCGTAGGTTGCTCCTGTACAGCCATAGGTAATTCGACTGGAGGAAATTCGCTGTATTGTCATTTCTTTGCCGCAAATGTGGCATTCAGGTGCAGGTTTTGGTGAATAGCGCTCTCGTAGCGCCTGTTTGTCGATGTTGCTCATTGGGTTACTCCTTTGCGAAGCTGGGCGGCGAACTCGTCAGCATCAAAAATCTTGTAGCGCAGGCTCACATGCGCTGCATCAAAAATATTTTCTGCAGTTGTTGGCAATGCGGTGAGTTGCGCCCTGTATTTATCTGCTAACATCTCCACACCCTGCGCTCGTACTTCAGCCAGGAAAGCGTCGGTGGCTGGGGTTTCAGTGAAATCGTCCACCCACGTATCACCAACATCCTCGCACTCGTGACGACAATATTCGTTGAATTCGACCTCTGATTTTTTCAGCCCCGCATTCTCCGCCGCCAGCGCCGCGCACTTGGCCTCAGCTTCAGCAAATTTACGCACCAGATATTCAGCGTTTGTTTCGTTAACATTTAAATCACGTGGGATGCATTTACCTTTCAGAAAACCATCCATCTCAATTAGTGTCATTTGTTTCATTTCTTCCCACTCCGCAACATCGCATTCAGATATTTGTTTTCATTCACTGATGGAAAACTTTTTCTCGCCAGCATTTCTTCGCGTGGAATATCGTTGATAGGTTTGAAGCGGTGTCGAATAATCATTTCCGATGGAAGGATGCCGGGGTCGTAGGATAAGCCTCTCATGATGAGTTCCTCTTTGTTAATTTATTCGTATTCCAGATCTTTCTTCGTTGAGTTTTTTTATCTTGTATCGCATTGCCCTTACTGAATAAATTGAGCGGCAGGTTGCAATTGCTATTTCTTCTGCGGAGAACTTACCGAAAAGTGATACTTCGGCTCTTGTCCAGCGTCTTCCACGAAGTCGGCTAACAATGTCAGCGCCAATCCTTGTTGCTTTCGCCATTACTGCTTTTTCAGTCCTTTCCAGTTTTTCAGCGATAACTTCAACTGGCATTGTCGCCGCTACTTCGCGCAAGAAATCCTCTTCCCATTTTTCCCATGGGGTACATTTCATCAGACGCTCTCTAAATCCTGTTTGCGGAGACGATAAATTTCGTCGAGTTTTTGAATTAGCGTGGAATCGTTACCGATAACGCCTTTGGCCCGGTTATAGGCATTTTCAAGCTTTGCAGAATCCATATTTAGTGCATTCGCCGAAAACCATGCCAGCGCGGATTCAGGTGTTGCCTGTTGCTTAACTTCCAGTTTTCTAACCCTGTGTTCCTGTCGCTTGCCGCGAGATACGGTAAGCATCAATGAGAAATCACCATCAATATCACTCATTGCGTAAACCTTTATTCCACCAACAGCTACGCCGCCATACTTAACGCTTGGGTCGCCAGTTAGAGTTAGCGACTTTCCTACCCATGAATGACCATCGTTTCCCCACCCATCTATCAGTACGCGCCGCATTGATTTTGACGGTTTATACGGGCGCCCCTCAAACCCAACGAGGTCGATAAAAACAGGCTGGTCTTTGGTTCCCTGTCGTACTGATTTGATTGTTGCCGTGATATTGTGGGACTGAACATCCTCAAAGTTGATTTGATCTGACTTGGGGATAACTGTATTTGATAAGTCCATTAGAGATATACCTCATCAGAATATTCATCATCCAGCAAATATGCCGGAACGTTAATTTCATTGGATGGAAGTACAATTCCTTCATACTTTATTGATTCGTCCGCTTTGCATGCCTTTAATTTGTTAAGAGCGGAGAACATTTCCCTATACCCAAGTTCCAGCGATTCATCACCGATGTAATACATACAGTTCCGATGGGGTGGAGAGTTTTCGATAGCGAAAAATGCGAACTGGTTGTACTCGATACCGGTTGCCAGTTTGAGAACGTAGAGATAAAAGGCTGCCTGAATGTGGTATTTGTACTGACCGAAAGCATTGCTAAATCCGCGCTCAGAAGCATCTCTACAGCTCTTCACGTCGAGAGGGTAGGCGATAGTGTCTGATAGCCTGTCGAATCGACATTTGAGCATCAGACCTGTTTCCGGACACTCTGCGAACATGGACACCTCGGAGCATCCTTTGGTGTTCATGTAATCCATGAAATCTTCATTCAGACGTGAAGACTCAAACATCCTGTTAACAGTTTCTACTTCACTGCCAACTAAAATGTATTCTTGTTTTGTGCATTCTGCTGCTGCCTTATATTCCTTCGAACTGCGAGACGTTACTTCTGGCATCAGCAAGTAATCATTTCTGAATAATTCAGGTTCCAGTAATGCTGCATGAATAGCACTTCCAATATGTGCTGATTTACTTCCGTTAAATTTGTTGAAGAATAGGTTTGCCGGGCTAACGCTAATCGCCTTAACTGATGTTGAACCTATTGCCTCATCAGCATGGTAATCCTCGTTAGGCATCCCGTAATAAATACCGGGTTTCATGCGGCTTCTCCATAAACATGTCTGCGTTTGAATATCCCTAACGCATACTCAGCCTTAACACGTTCCGTAATTGCGTCCCAGAACCACTCCGCGGCCTTTTCTTGATAGTTGCAATCGTCATCTTCTAACCAGTCGATAGCGTCCTTTGTGTGCTCGTCAGGTTTGTATGAGCGGAGCATTTCGCTGATTGGGTCGCAGCGTTTGCACAGGCGATCAACCTCGCCATTAATGCGCTCGTAATCTTCATCGGTGAAACTTGCGATGATTTTCGATATTTCGTGTTTATCATTCAGAGTCAGAATCATCATTATTCTCCTGTTCTTTCTGCTGATTGAGCATGTTCTGCATTAATTGGATAAAAGCATCGTCTGATAATGTTTCTGCAATGCTCACGGCTGGCATTCCTGCTTCAAAATGTCGAATAAGCGCTCTAGCCAGCTTTTAACGCGAGGTTGTTTGAAGTCAGCGCCTGTCACGATGTTCTGGCGTGAGTGCTGGACGGATAAAATGGGGTCGAAAGGGCGAACCGATGCCGCCCCTGCAATAGCGAACTGTTGCATGGTGTGCTCCTTTTAATTGGTTGGCATAGCGAAAGCGCCTCGATATGAAGCGCTGTGGATATGCGATAAAAAAGCCGCACTCAGGCGGCTATGTGAACAGGCTGCGTATGTATTTTTCGCACTTCGCAGCGCCGCCATACCTGACTCTGTTTTTGTGCTGAAACTTATTTGTTGTGGGGTAGAAGATAACTTTTCCTTTATCAGTCTCGAAGTGCATCGAACCTGACGAATCAACGGAATACGCAAGGCCGCAATTGATCATGTGAGCTTTATTTTTCTCCAGATTTGCATTCTTGCGTTCAATCACTAGTTGCTTATGTGCAGAATAATCTTCTCCACAGTCACCCATAATTTCCTCCGGACAAAAAGAAGCCCGACATAAGCCGGGCTAACAGACAGCAATGGATGATTTCTCAATCTAACCAGAACGAGCTTCGTCCTCATTCGGTTACGAGCGGTATTGCTCACATAGCAGACTCGTAAATCTGCTATAGGTGCTTATTCGCTTGGTGGTTCAGGCTAAAAGAAAGGCCACCATCAGGCAGCCTTTAATCTCTCTTCACACACTCTGATTCCATCTCTAAGCATGTTTATTTCATTTGTTAGCATTGGCTCTTCTGTTATCTGATAAAGCTTCTGTAGGTCGATTAACCGTTCCTTTGCCCACGGTAGAACGTATTCCTTCATCGTTGCCACCGTTCTTGAATCTTGTTGGTTGAATCCGGTTAGCAACCTGACGTTGTCATCGACGTAAGACATATCTCACCTCAATCAAAATAAGCCGGAATTGATTTGCCGCGCTGCTTCTGTACGGCGTGGATTTTATTCCCGAGCGGGTTAGCGTCCCGGTAGTAAATGCGGTTCTGCTTGCGCTCTACTTCTTGCTGCTTAACTTTGTTCCCGGCACGAGAAACAGCTTTTGTTACCCTGTCAACACGATGCGCTTTGACCTCCTGAGAAGCATCAGGAGCATCGCATCCAAAAATTGAGTCGATGATATTGCTGATAGTCTCGCGCTCCATTGCGAGCTTCCTGCGCCGCTCATGACGGCGAGTTTTAGCATTACCAGCGAAGGTTGACTTCCCGTAGGTGATTACCGTCATGATTTTATCCTCATGTGAAATGGCTTTGGTGGTGCTGCGCCAGATGCTTATCTTCTGGTTGCTGTCGTTGCAGCTGCATTTCACACCACCGCCAAACCCATCTCGTTTGGTATCTGTTCGCGCTTTGTCAGCGCATCATCGAAGTTAAAGAGCGTTGCCTTTCCGTTTGGCTACCAGCGTCCTGCTGATGGCTAAACAATACAAAATGTACTTAACATCGTCAATACAAAATGTACTGAAAATTGATAAATAAATACTATGCGTATGAATCTGAATGGAAAAAATATTTTAGTATTAAAAAACCCGCATAAGCGGGCTAGGGGAGGGAATTGTTAGAGGCCTTGCCATTTTGCTTCAATGACAACACCGATAATGCGGCAATTTCCGTTTATGGGGATCATGTGATAGCTGGGGTTTAACGGTTTAAGATATTTCTGTCCAGCGTCAACAATATATTTCTTGAAGGTTGCCTCATTTTCAGACTCAAGCTTTGCCACCACGAGTCTTCCATTAGTCGGTTCGATAGCCGGATCAACAAGAATTTGCATTCCTTCCGGTATGCTTAATCCTGTAGGAGATGTCATAGAGTCGCCACGAACAGTTAGCCAGAATGACCTTTCGCTTGCATGTGCAGTTGTCTCAGGCCACACCTCTATTTCTCGGAGTTGGTAAGGTTCAACAGCCTCACACCAGTTACCTGCGCTCACCCAGCTAATCAGGGGAAATCTCCTTATTTCTGTGTGTGGACGAGGACTTGAAACATTGCTCAGGCTGGAGTCTGGATAATCAACCATCCCATCAGAGCTTAATACAAGCTCCTTCAATCCTAGCTGTTTCATGATCGCTGCAATATCTTCAATACTTGGTTCGCGGCGGCCATTAAGCCAATGACCTATCGCCCCCTGAGTCTTACCGAGAGCTTCAGCAAGTTTATCCTGGGTTAGGCCTATTTGTTTCATTCTGGCTTTCGCCAGCTCATTCCACGGTGTTTTCATGCGCCGATTATTACGAGATGTATTGACTGTGACAACACACATATTGTATTAATTACCTTGCTTTTATTTAGTACGAAATGTATTATTAAGTTACGTACCATCCTGAGGAGATATACCGATGAGCAATCTTCGGAAAATCCGGGAAACCATGAAGGTATCCCAGGCCGTTCTGGCCGAAAAGGTTGGGTGTACTCAGGGAGCAATTGGTCATTACGAATCAGGGCGACGCCATCCGGATTTGAGAATGTGCCGCCAGCTCGTAGAGGCGCTCAACAGTTTTGGCGCGAATGTTCAGCTAGACGATGTGTTCCCACCTGAACTTAATGCTGCCTAAGTAGTACCGCTCTTTACCAATCTTAACCGCCGACAACGCGGTAAATCTATTAAACGGATTTGTGTGTATTTGCGAATCCAACTCTATCTAATTTCTAAGGAATATTTTGAATGAACGTAGTTGCAACTAAAAGCAAGAAGGCGGCTCGCATCGAGTCCACCTTACTCAACAAGTTAGCCATGATGGGACAGAAGACATTCGCTAAAGCTATGGGTGTTCCTGAATACCAGGTAAGCCGATGGAAGAACGGTTTCTTCTCACAGGTCAGCATGATGCTTGCGGTTCTGGAGTATGGAATCGAAGACGAGGAAATGGCAGAGCTCACCAGGCGACTTGCTACCTACCTGACAAAAGAAAAAGCCCCGAAGAACGGCGAATTCTTCGAGGCCTGATGTAGAAAGACTGGATCAATCCACAGGGGTAATTATGCCAAAACAACTCAGTCCTGACCAGGACAAATTACACAAAAACATACTACGTGATCGGTTCTTATCCAGCTTCAAACAGCCTGGTCGATTTCGGGCTGAGTTGGAGAAAGTGAAGCTAATACTGAAGAGGAAAGGTCATGAGTAACATATCCAATCTAGCCGAAGCCAGAGAGGCCAGAAGGCTCCAGAAGCCGCGTACAAATGGCGGTAAGGGGTTTGCCTTGATCCACCGCCAATTCATGGATAGCAAGCTATACAAGGATTCTCAGGCTGTGCATCTTTTCCTGCATCTGATACTGAAAGCCAATCACTCTCCGGCAGTCGTCAATACCGATATTGGTGAGATGCTGGTTGAGAGAGGACAGCTAATTACCGGACGGCCAAAACTAGTAAGTGAAACATTCATCCCGGATAACAAAGTGAAAAGTTTGCTTCGTTCTTTTGAAGGGAATGGAATGATTCGTATCGAGTCGAAAGGGAGAAAATTCAGCCTGATAACAGTGTTGAAATATGATGATTTTCAGGCTCCAAATTGTCCAACGGATGTCCAACGGATGTCCAACGCAAACACCAGTAATGACGCTGCTCACAGCGAATGTTGTCCAACGGATGTCCAACGATTGTCCATAAACAATAATATAAATAATATCTCTAATACTAACGTATTAGAGAGTACCGCAGCAGACGAAAATCCTGACAAGAAAAAATCGGCTCTCAGTTGTCAGGATGTTGTCGATGCTTACCACGAATTACTTCCTGAAGCTTCCAGGGTTCGCGCACTGAATGACAAACGTAAAAACCAGATCCGAACTTTCTGGCGCAAAGCCGGAGTGATAACCCGCCAGCTTGACGGGCATGGGTTCACGATGCAGGACTGGAGAAATTATTTGAGCTACGTAGGCGAAAATTGCCGATGGATGTTCGAAGAGCGTCCAAACCATCAGCGTGGAACCGTCTGGCACAAAAAGGGATTTGATTTCCTGCTTAACGATAATACTTACCTGAAAGTTCGCGAGGGAGAGCACGATGACCGATAATTTTTACGCGCCGCCACATAGCATCGAGGCAGAGCAGGCGGTGATTGGTGGATTGCTTCTGGATGATGACGGCAGTGAGCGCGTCCAGAAAGTTCTGGCTATGCTGAAGCCTGATTCATTTTACAGCCGACCACACAAAATCCTTTTCGAAGAAATAACCAGAATGCACCGGGAGCAAAAGCCAGTAGATGGTCTGACGCTTTTCGATGAACTGGAGCGCAAATCGTTAACGGTGTCTGTTGGCGGTTTTGCTTATATCGCTGAGATCGCAAAGAACACGCCAAGCGCAGCAAACGTCGTTGCCTATGCAATGCGGGTTCGCGAAACAGCAATGGAACGCTACGCCATCAACCGCATGACTGAAGCGACGGAATTGCTCTATTCCCGCAACGGGATGACTGCAACGCAGAAGTACGAAGCTATTCAGGCGATTTTCACACAACTGACAGACCATGCAAAAACCGGATCGCGTCGCGGCCTTCGCTCATTTGGTGAGGTTATGGAAGATTGGGTTAGCGACCTTGAGAAGCGATTTGACCCATCAGGCGAACAACGAGGAATGAGCACAGGGATCTCATCGCTGGACAGGATGCTGTCACCGAAAGGTCTGGTGAAAGGCTCTCTGTTCGTCATTGGCGCTCGCCCTAAGATGGGGAAAACGACGCTATACAGCCAGATGGCAATCAACTGCGCAGTGCATGAGAAAAAGCCGGCCCTGATGTTCAGCCTTGAAATGCCAGGTGACCAGATACTGGAAAAACTAGTAGGGCAGAAGTCAGGTGTTAACCCGAATATTTTTTACCTACCGGCGACAAATGACGCTGATGACGGCTATCAGGGTGATTACGATAGTGACTTCAACAGAGCGATCGAAACAGCCAATCGCTTGAGTGAAATCGACCTGCTTTACATCGACGACACGCCGGGATTATCTCTGGCTCAAATCGTCAGCGAAAGCCGTCGAATCAAGCGAGAAAACGGATGTGTTGGCATGATTCTGGTCGATTACCTGACACTAATGACCGCTGAAAAGGCCGATCGTAACGACCTTGCTTACGGAATGATCACCAAAGGACTGAAGAACCTTGCCAAAGAGCTTGATTGCGTTGTTGTGCTTTTGACGCAGCTTAACCGCGCACTGGAAAGCCGAACCAATAAACGCCCATTACCAAGTGACTCCCGAGATACAGGGCAGATTGAACAGGATTGCGATTACTGGGTTGGAATCCACAGGGAAGGTGCTTTTGATGACGGTGTTCCACCTGGTGAAACCGAACTAATCCTTCGTCTAAATCGTCATGGAAATACCGGCACGGTGTATTGCATTCAGGCTAATGGCGCTATTTATGACACAGACCAACAGTCTGCTGAAATGCGCCGCCGTGAACGCGAGGAACCGCAGTCCAAGAAGAAAGGAGGATTCTGATGACCATCTACATCACTGAGCTGGTAACAGGCCTGCTGGTAATCGCAGGCCTTTTTATTTGGGGGAGAGGGTAAATGAAGGATTTATTAGTAACGCTAAATGTCGGTTTAAGCCTTCTTGGTTACGCCTACATTATGTTCAAAACAGGCCAGTGGATTATTACAAATGCACTTAAGCAGTGGGATAAGCGTAGAAAAGTGTCAGCAAAGCAGAAGGCGGTTGATGCGCTATATGAAGCATACGAACTGGATAAGGTAAGCGAAGGAGACACTGTAAAAGTGGCGACAAAAGAAGGTCTGGTAATCATGATTTGCAGACATGAAAAGACTAACACCCCAGCACACTGATGGAGAGGAATATGGACGAATCAAGAAATCAGTTTGAAGAGTGGTTTAAAAACAAATATCACGTCTCAAGTGACGTGATGAAGATTATGCATATCAAGTCCGAAATTGCGTGGGAGGCATGGCAGGCGTCTCGCGCAGCTATCGAGATTGAGCTGCCAGCAAAAAATGATATCACCGGCGATGACTACCCCATTCCTGACCTGGTTGATTGGGATGATGGAAGAAACGCTGGTATTCAGAAATGCGCAGAAGCCATCCGCGCCGCCGGAATCAAAGTGAAGGAGTGATTTATGTGTGTATATCACCTGAAACAATGCTACGGATGCGGAATGCCTCTTCGGTTTAATGGATTCCAGGGTATTCCTGATGTGCCTATGTGTAGTTCTTGTCGGGATAAAGGAATTAAGCCGAGATACGTTTATGTTTATTCCGCCAACAAGATATTGCCGAAGTATGAATACAGCACGGAAATAATTAGGTCAAAAACAAATATCTAACGTGGTATAACGATATGAAAAAACTAACCTTTGAAATTCGATCTCCAGCACATCAGCAAAATGCCATTCACGCAGTACAGCAAATCCTTCCAGACCCAACCAAACCAATCGTAGTAATCATTCAGGAACGCAACCGCAGCTTAGACCAAAATCGGAAGCTTTGGGCTTGCCTTGGTGATGTCTCACGTCAGGTTAACTGGCATGGACGATGGCTTGACGCTGAAAGCTGGAAGTGTGTGTTTACCGCAGCATTAAAGCAGCAGGACGTGGTGCCTAACCTTTCCGGGAATGGCTTCGTGGTAATAGGCCAGTCAACCAGCAGGATGCGTGTAAGCGAGTTTGCGGAGCTATTAGAGCTTATACAGGCATTCGGTACAGAGCGCGGCGTTAAGTGGTCAGACGAAGCCCGGTTAGCACTGGAATGGAAAGCGAGGTTTGGAGACGCCGCATGAAACACTGCTACCGCTGCGGAGAAAGCAAAGACGATTATCGATTCCGGCCAAATCAACCTTATTGGCACCAATGGTGTATCAGATGTGAGCGGTCGCCAGTAGGTAATTTCCCGCTTCCAGAGACGAAGGAGGACGTATGGCACGACAGCGACGAAGTATCACCGACATAATCTGTGAAAACTGCAAATACCTACCAACGAAACGCTCCAGAAATAAAACCAAGCCAATCCCAAAAGAATCTGACGTAAAAACATTCAATTACACGGCTCACCTGTGGGATATCCGGTGGCTTAGAGAACGTACGAGGAAATGACAATGCTTTTAATTCAACCTGGATTTGGCCTGAGCATCAAAAAAGGGCACATGTTTGGACAGAAAGATTCTCAACGGAAAATGCTGTCCATCCGGTTGCCGTTTATCAGTATTTATTGGCTAAACAAAGAAGCAACAAATTATTGGTATGAATGCGCGCGTGCCGCATTTAATGACCCTGACTGGTTTATTGAAAACCATCATGCAGTTCGTCAGGCGAAACGAAAATCCACCATAACAAAAATGAAAGCGTATCGGGACGCTTGGGAAGAACATAGAAATCGATACCAAAAGGACATTGAAAAGCTGGAATCAGAAAACACTGAGCTAAAACGAAGACTAGGGGAAGCGAAAAGGGATATTGATGCCTATAAGCGGCTTGTAGGTGGTGATAGCCATGCTTAGCCCAACTCAAATCATGCAATACCAGAAAGAAAGCGTCGACCGAGCTTTAACGTGCGCTAACTGCGGTCAGAAGCTGCATGTGCTGGAAGCTCACGTGTGTGAGCACTGCTGCGCAGAACTGATGAGCGATCCGAATAGTGCTATGTATGAGGAAGAAGACGATGAAGACAATTTCGCATCCGGGAAAGAGGATTAATGATTTAATCGAATCAAATTACCAGCTAAGGCGTGAACTGGTCGTAACAAAGAAACACCTTTCCTCAGTTCAACATCGTTACGACATGGCTTTGAAAGAGCTATCTATCAATAATTACGGCATCTCATCAATACCACCAATTCCGATGACAAAGCAGGTTCTCGAATGGATAACCGAATACAGTGTTCCATGGGAGACATTGTACTGCCCTGAATGCAGGGAATGGTTTACGGAGTTGGATAGTTCATTTCCATATCACATGGAATGTTGCACATGTAAATGCGACGAAAAGGAAAATGAAAATGAAAATGGCTAGAGCTCTCCGGAGAAAATGCAAAATCTGCAATGAATGGTTTCACCCGGCATTCTCGAATCAATGGTGGTGCAGCCCAGAACACGGAACGCAATTAGCACTAGAAAGACGAAGCAAAGAACGCGAAAAAGCGGAAAAAGCAGCAGAGAAGAAACGACGACGAGAGGAACAACAGCAGAAAGACAAGTTAAAGATTCGAAAGCTCTCCTTAAAGCCCCGCAGTTACTGGATTAAACAAGCCCAACAAGCCGTAAACGCCTTCATCAGAGAAAGAGACCGCGACTTAACCTGTATTTCGTGCGGAACGTTCACGACTGCTCAGTGGGATGCCGGGCATTACCGGACAACCGCTGCGGCACCTCAACTCCGATTTGATGAGCGCAATATTCACAAGCAATGCGTGGTGTGCAATCAGCACAAAAGCGGAAATCTCGTTCCGTACCGGGCTGAGTTAATCAGACGCATAGGAATAGAGCAAGTCGAGGCAATCGAATCTGACCACAAGCGCCATCGCTGGACGATCGAAGAATGCAAAGCGATTAAGGCGGAGTATCAGCAGAAGCTTAAATACCTGCGTGAAAGCAGAAGTGAGGCAGCATGAGCAAAATCCAATACCCAATGACCACTGCGGCAATTTTCGATGATGTTGTCTATCCGCTGCATTTCGACAATGCCGGCAAGGTTAGGCAAGAAATGGAAGGCGCTGTTAACTGGTTCTGCAGGTGGTGCAACGAAGATAAAGCCGCTGTGAAAGCGAGATTGTTGGTCAGTTGCTGGGGTCAATATCTGAGTCATGAGCAGGTTATCCGGGAGGCTGCATGACACTCACTGTCCAAACCATCCCAGAGTTGCTCATTGAGACATACGGAAACCAGACAGAAGTAGCCAGGCGATTGTCGTGCCATCGAAACACAGTCAGGCGCTATCTGTACGACAAAGAAGCCAGACACCATGCAGTAGTAAACGGCGTTCTAATGATTCATCAGGGCGGGAGAGGTATTTATGACCGTAACCAGCATTAACCAGGCGAAACAGCAGCGTGAACGTGACGAAGCTGAATTGCGCAGCGTCAGAGAGATGACGGAGCAACACCAGAAGGCGATGGATTATCTGCATGAGCGAGAGCGCGAACTGGTGAACCGGCTTGGATTGAACAAGCCGGCGGGAGGCGATGCTGCATGAGACTCGAAAGCGTAGCTAAATTTCATTCGCCAAAAAGCCCGATGATGAGTGACTCACCGCGGGCTACGGCTTCTGAATCTCTTTCCGGTACTGATGTGATGGCTGCTATGGGGATGGCGCAATCACAAGCCGGATTCGGAATGGCTGCATTCTGCGGTAAGCACGAACTCAGCCAGAACGACAAACAAAAGGCTATCAACTATCTGATGCAATTTGCACACAAGGTATCGGGGAAATACCGTGGTGTGGCAAAGCTTGAAGGAAATACTAAGGCAAAGGTACTGCAAGTGCTCGCAACATTTGCTTATGCTGATTATTGCCGTAGTGCTGCGACGCCGGGAGCAAGATGCAGAGATTGTCACGGTACAGGCCGGGCGGTTGATATTTCCAAAACTGAGCAGTGGGGAAGAGTTGTTGAGAAGGAGTGCGGAAGATGCAAGGGCGTCGGCTATTCAAGGGTGCCGGCAAGCGCCGCATATCGCGCCATAACGATGCTAATCCCAAACCTTACCCAACCTACCTGGTCACGCACTGTTAAGCCGCTGTATGACGCTTTGGTGGTGCAATGCCACAAGGAAGAGTCAATCGCAGACAATATTTTGAATGCAGTCACGCGTTAATAGCATGATTGCCACGGATGGCAACATATTAACAGCATGATATTGACTTTTTGAATAAAATTGGGTAAATTTGACTCAACGATGGATAAATGCACTCGTTAAATAAAGCCCTGAGTTTAACCGCTCGGGGCTTTTCGCGTTTTAAGCACGACATTTCTGAAAGCGCCCTATCACCAATCACCAGAACACATCCAGATACCCTTGCTCATTCGTGGCGACGGGGTAGGGCGTTTTACACAAAAGAAAACCCAGCACTATGGCTGGGATTCGTGAAAATGGGCGGCAAGAGACTGTTGACGCAGCCTCCTGCCTGATTTGCTCATGCCTTTAGTCACGAACAAACCACGTTACTAATCACTGTATCCTGGATTTGTTCTTTCCAATATCAACCAATTCATAACATTGAACAAATCCTCACGGTCGTGAGGTAAGACATGAAAAAGATGCCAGAAAAACATGATCTGTTAACCGCCATGATGGCGGCAAAGGAACAGGGCATCGGGGCCATCCTTGCGTTTGCAATGGCGTACCTTCGCGGTCGGTATAATGGCGGTGCGTTTAAGAAAACACTAATAGACGCAACGATGTGCGCCATTATCGCCTGGTTCATTCGTGACCTTTTAGTCTTCGCCGGACTGAGTAGCAATCTTGCTTACATAGCGAGTGTATTTATCGGCTACATCGGCACAGACTCGATTGGTTCGCTAATCAAACGCTTCGCTGCTAAAAAAGCCGGAGTCGATGATGCAAATCAGCAGTAACGGAATCACCAGATTAAAACGTGAAGAAGGCGAAAGACTAAAAGCCTATCCAGATAGTAGGGGGATACCAACCATTGGGGTTGGACATACCGGAAAAGTGGATGGTAATCCTGTCGTATCAGGGATGACAATCACATCCGAAAAATCGTCTGAACTGCTTAAAGAGGATTTGCAGTGGGTTGAAGATGCGATAGGTAGTCTTGTTCGCGTCACGCTGAATCAGAACCAGTATGATGCACTATGTAGCCTGATATTCAATATAGGAAAATCAGCATTTGCTGGCTCTACCGTTCTGCGTCAGTTGAATTTAAAGAATTACCAGGCAGCAGCAGATGCTTTCCTGCTATGGAAAAAAGCTGGTAAAGACCCTGATATTCTCCTTCCTCGGAGGCGGCGAGAAAGAGCGCTGTTCCTGTCATGATGTTCAACTGGAAAACAATGTTTGTTGGCCTGTTGCTCGTCTCGCTAATTGTTTCCGGTCGGCTGGCAAATCATTACCGTGATAACGCCATCGCCTACAAAGAGCAGCGCGATAAAAAAGTCAGTGAACTGAATCAGGCGACCGCCACCATTACTGACATGCAGCAGCGCCAGCGTGATGCTGATGCACTCGATGCTAAATACACGAAGGAGTTAGCTGATGCGAAAGCTGAAAATGATGCTCTTCGGCGCAAGCTTGATAATGGTGGCAGGGTGCTCGTCAAAGGAAAATGCCCTGTGCCATCCTCAGCCGAAACCTCCAGCGCCTCCGGCATGGGCAATGATGCCACCGTCGAACTCTCTCCAGTTGCTGGACGAAACGTTCTCGGTATCCGGGACGGAATTATCCGCGACCAAACAGCACTGAGAACGCTTCAGGAATACATCGTGACGCAATGCCTGAAATAATTTCCATCACATAGAAATTTGACAAGTGACTTTCATGAAAATGCCTCGTAATGCGGGGCTTTTTTATATCCGCAGTAAACCGCGCATCGCAGCGCATATCAAACCCGAGTCTTTCAGAAAGCTGAGCCTGAGAATTGCCGTATATGGTGGCGACCATCTCGGGGCGGCTTTTCTGTGCGAACAGGCTCATCTTTCTAAAAGGTAAGACGCTATGAATATCGTTCCACTAAATTACAAAGGCGAACCTATCCGCTTCAATACTGATGGCTGGATTAATGCCACTGATATTGCAAAACGTTTCGGGAAGCGTCTGGATCACTGGTTGTCCAACGCTGAAACTCTCGAATACGTTAGAGCTCTGGATGAGGTTTATTCAGGTGAGCCATCGAAAATTCTACATACCCGTGATTCCGGGTATGTAAAAACAAGCAAGGCACGAAAGGACAGGGGCGGCGGAACATGGCTGCATCCAAAGTTATCAGTTGCCTTTGCAAGATGGTGCGATCCGAAATTCTCCGTATGGTGCGACCTGCACATTGATAGTCTGCTTCGCGGTGAACTGACTGAGCAGCAGAAATATGAGCAAGCATGTCGCATTCGCGATGACCGGAAATCAAAAGCCAGCAATGGGGCAAGAGAGATGGCTCGCTGGCGATGGGATAAGCCGGTTATTGAAGCAAATGTTGAGTACTGGCGCGAGCAACTGCAGTTGACTCTCGATATCGCGTGCTGATGGCAAACGCAAAACTGCGTTATCGGAAAAATCAAAGCATTACGAGAACTGAGCAACGGCTATCCATTACAAAGCCCATCTACTGGTGGGCTTGATAATGAAACCGGAATTTATTCTTGGCAACCAGTTACGGCAGTACCGCGAAACAACCCAAGCCAGTAAGTGGGGAAAATAACACTGGCAGCCACTGAAAGATGAACCTCCTGCCTTATGGCAAAAAAGATTCTTTGTGGTGGCGGACTGATGGAAAGACATCGGTTATTGCAGAGGCCATTCAATGAGTGGTCTCGACAATGGCTTATACCCTACACGGGATAACTTAACTGATATCCCTTTTAACGGATAAACGGAGCCAACAATGGCAGAGATTATTCCCATGACTGAAGAACAGAAATTCCAGTTAGAGATTTACAAACTGGTCATGAACCAGAACGCAGCCGCAGAGGAAGCATTTCAATTCATTGGCACTGACGAGCTGAAGCTTGAGCTATTCAAAATTCACTTCCAGTCAGGCGGCGCTAATTCGGATATCACGATCCGCACATTCGAAGCAGTGCGTAAATCTAAGGAAGCGTTAGACCTGTTTACCACCGGAGCATAAGCATGGCAAACCCAAATTTCACGCCATCATGGCCTCTCTACAAAGATGCTGACGGTGTATATGTGTCTGCTCTTCCGATTAAAGCTATCAAATACGCTAATGACGGAAGTGCAAGCGCAGAATTCGACGGTCCGTATGCTGACCAGTACATGTCAGCGCAAACAGTAGCCGTATTCAAGCCGGAGGTCGGTGGATATCTGTTCCGGAGCCAGTACGGCGAGCTGCTCTATATGAGCAAGACAGCATTTGAAGCTAAGTACACTTCTGCAAGCGGTTCAGTAACGAATGCAGAGACGGCGGATAAGTTATCTACTGCTCGCACTATCACACTAACCGGCGCTGTCACAGGTTCAACTTCATTCGATGGTTCTGCTAACGTGACTATCGCAACTACCCAAGGAAGCTAACGAGGAAATGATATGGCGGCTGAAGAGAAGAAAATTGGTCGCCCATCTGATTACACAGAAGAGCTTGCCGAAGTCATCTGCCTAAGACTTGCAGAGGGGGAATCGTTACGCTCTGTCTGTAGGGATGATGGGATGCCATCAAAGCAAGCTGTATTGCGCTGGCTGGCTCGCAATGAGTCATTTCGTGCCCAATACGTGCGAGCGAAAGAAGAAGGCGCAGAAGCCATCGCAGAAGAGCTATTCGATATCGCTGATGACGGAACGAATGACTGGATGGAGAAGTTGGATAAAGATGGCGAAGCCATTGGCTATCAGCTCAATGGTGAGCATGTTCAGCGCTCTAAGCTGCGAATAGATACCAGGAAGTGGTATCTGTCCAAGATAATGCCGAAGAAGTATGGCGATCGCATCCAGCACGAGCAGAAGATAACTATCACCGACCTGTCTGATGAAGAGCTTGACCGCCGATTAATGGAGTTTACAAATGCACAATCTCAGTCGGGAACAAAAGATTGAGTTGGTAAAACTCCTGGAAGAAAAGAAGCGTAGAGAGTTTGTCTATCGCTACCGTGGCTATTACGAAACCCGATACGAATGGCAGCGTAAGTTCATTTCTGCCACAGCAGAATATCGTCAGTGCGCTTTGATTGCTGCTAACCGAGTGGGCAAGACAGATACGGCAACCTACATCGACGCCGTTCACTTGCTTGGTGAATATCCAGATGGCTGGACAGGGCACCGCTTCGACCACGCGCCGCTGATGTGGTGTCTTGGTTACTCTGGTGAGAAGTGTCGTGATTTACTCCAGGCTGCAATCATCGGCAAGAAGGTAAATGGTGAATTTACTGGCGGATTGATACCACCTGAGAGAATTGTCTCTACTGAGCCAATGACAGGTACGCCAAATGCTGTTCGTTCTGCTTACATCCGCCACAGCAGTGGTGATCTGAGCAAAATACAGTTCTGGTCATACACACAGGGTCAGCACGCACTGATGGGTGATGACATCGACTGGTTTCACATCGATGAAGAACCAGAAGATCCGACCATCTATCCTCAGGTATTAACCCGAACTGCAACCGGTGATCGGGGGAATGGCGGTCGCGGCATTCTGACATTCACCCCAGAAAACGGACGTACAGAGCTGGTAATCCAGTTGCTGGACAAGCCTACTGATTCGCAGTTCTGCATGAATGTAGGATGGGACGATGCGCCTCACCTCACCGAAGAAACAAAGAAAAGCCTGCTTGAGTCATTCCCTACTCATCAGAGAGACATGCGTACCAAAGGAATCCCTATGCTTGGACACGGTCGCATATTCGATTTCAGCGAAGACATGATCACTTGTGAACCATTCCCTATACCTAAGCATTACATGGTTATCGACGGTATGGACTTCGGTTGGGATCACCCGCAAAGTCGTGTCCAACTGGCAATCGACATGGAAGCGGATATCTTCTACGTCACTAAAGCGTGGAAGGCTAGCAAAACTTCTCCAGCAGAGGCATGGGGAGCAACCAAAGCATGGGCTAACAAAGTACCTACGGCATGGCCTCAGGATGGATTGCAGACAGAAAAAGGTAGCGGACTTCAGCAAAAAGAGTACTACAAGGATGCTGGATTCCTAATGCTCCCCGAGCCTGCGCAATGGCCTGATGGCTCTCGCTCGGTAGAGCCAGGGCTTTTCGAGCTCCACGATCTGATGAGTACTGGTCGGTTCAAGGTGTTCGCCGGACTTCGTGACTGGTTCGAGGAGTTCAACTTCTACCATCGTGACGAGCGAGGACGCATTGTTAAGACCAGAGATGACTTACTTGACGCTACACGTTACGCCTACATGATGCGCCGCTTCGCCAAGCGATATGGCGACATCGGGACAATCAAAGAAAAGAAAATCCCCGCACCGATTAGACCAGTACGCAGAGGACGATAATGGCCGACAATGAAAACAGGCTGGAGAGCATCCTGTCGCGCTTTGATGCGGACTGGACAGCCAGTGATGAAGCCAGACGAGAGGCTAAGAACGATCTGTTCTTTAGTCGGATCAGCCAATGGGATGACTGGCTATCACAATACACAACCCTGCAATATCGCGGGCAGTTCGATGTGGTACGACCAGTGGTGCGCAAACTCGTTTCTGAGATGCGTCAGAACCCTGTTGATGTTCTGTATCGCCCAAAGGATGGAGCAAGTCCTGACGCTGCTGATGTGCTAATGGGCATGTATCGCACAGACATGCGACACAATACGGCAAAAATCGCGGTCAACGTCGCTGTTCGTGAGCAGATTGAATCTGGCGTAGGTGCGTGGCGTCTGGTCACTGACTACGAAGATCAAAGTCCGACGAGCAACAATCAGGTTATCCGTCGAGAGCCTATCCATAGTGCCTGCTCCCATGTTATCTGGGACAGCAACAGCAAACTGATGGACAAGTCTGACGCCCGTCACTGCACAGTTATCCACTCAATGAGCCAGAATGGTTGGGAGGATTTCGCAGAAAAATACGACCTCGATGCTGATGATATTCCATCATTCCAGAACCCCAACGATTGGGTATTTCCATGGCTGACGCAGGACACAATTCAGATCGCTGAGTTTTACGAAGTGGTCGAGAAGAAAGAGACGGCGTTTATCTACCAAGACCCGGTTACGGGTGAGCCGGTAAGCTACTTTAAGCGCGATATTAAAGACGTCATCGACGACCTGGCTGATAGTGGATTTATCAAAATTGCAGAGCGCCAGATTAAGCGTCGCCGGGTATACAAATCAATTATCACCTGCACCGCTGTACTCAAAGACAAGCAGCTCATTGCTGGCGAACATATCCCCATTGTTCCGGTATTCGGCGAGTGGGGCTTCGTTGAAGATAAAGAAGTGTATGAGGGTGTCGTCCGCCTGACAAAAGACGGTCAGCGTCTGCGCAACATGATTATGTCGTTCAACGCCGACATCGTGGCCCGCACCCCGAAGAAGAAGCCTTTCTTCTGGCCTGAACAGATTGCAGGCTTTGAGCATATGTATGACGGTAACGACGATTACCCGTATTACCTGCTCAATCGCACGGATGAGAACAACGGAGAAATGCCAACTCAGCCGCTGGCATACTATGAAAACCCGGAAGTTCCGCAGGCCAATGCCTACATGCTGGAAGCAGCAACCAGCGCAGTAAAAGAGGTTGCTACTATTGGTGTAGATGCTGGGTCGGTTAATGGTAATCAGGTTGCATTCGATACCGTAAACCAACTCAATATGCGGGCAGACCTTGAGACATATGTGTTTCAGGATAATCTGGCTACCGCTATGCGCCGTGACGGTGAGATTTACCAGTCGATAGTTAATGACATCTACGATGTTCCTCGCAGCGTGACAATCACCCTTGAGGATGGCAGTGAAAAAGAGGTTCAGCTAATGGCTGAGGTTGTTGACCTTGCCACTGGTGAGCGGCAGGTACTGAACGATATCAGGGGGCGCTATGAATGCTACACGGATGTTGGACCATCATTCCAGTCCATGAAGCAGCAAAACCGCGCAGAAATTCTTGAGTTGCTCGGCAAGACGCCACAGGGAACGCCAGAATATCAACTGCTGTTGCTTCAGTACTTTACCCTGCTTGATGGTAAAGGTGTTGAGATGATGCGTGACTATGCCAATAAGCAGCTTATTCAGATGGGCGTTAAGAAGCCAGAAACGCCCGAAGAGCAGCAATGGTTAGTAGAGGCGCAACAAGCCAAGCAAGGTCAACAAGACCCGGCAATGGTTCAGGCTCAGGGCGTACTCCTGCAGGGGCAGGCTGAACTGGCTAAAGCTCAGAACCAGACGCTGTCCCTGCAAATCGATGCAGCTAAAGTCGAAGCGCAGAACCAGCTTAACGCTGCCAGAATCGCAGAAATCTTCAACAACATGGATCTCAGTAAACAATCTGAGTTTAGAGAGTTCCTTAAAACTGTTGCTTCATTCCAGCAGGACCGCAGCGAAGACGCTCGCGCAAATGCTGAGTTACTCCTTAAAGGCGATGAACAGACGCACAAGCAGCGAATGGACATTGCCAACATCCTGCAATCGCAGAGACAAAATCAACCTTCCGGCAGTGTAGCCGAGACACCTCAATAAGAGAGAGTTAATCATGGAACCAACCACCGAAATTCAGGCAACTGAAGACTTAACCCTGTCCGGCGATCATGCAGCGGCATCTGCTGATAGCTTAGTTGTCGATAATGCCAACGACAACGCAGGTCAGGAAGAGGGATTTGAGATTGTCCTGAAGGACGATGAGACAGCACCAAAACAAGACCCGGCAAAGAACGCAGAATTCGCCCGCCGCCGCATCGAGCGCAAACGACAGCGAGAGCTTGAGCAGCAGATGGAAGCGGTAAAACGCGGAGAATTGCCGGAGAGTTTACGGGTAAACCCTGACCTTCCACCTCAGCCGGATATTAATGCCTATCTGTCAGAAGAAGGCCTGGCTAAATATGACTACGACAACAGCCGTGCGCTTGCCGCTTTCAATGCTGCTAATACCGAATGGCTAATGAAAGCGCAGGACGCCCGCAGCAATGCCGTAGCAGAACAGGGCCGCAAGACTCAGGAGTTTACCCAGCAATCAGCGCAATACGTCGAAGCTGCCCGCAAACACTATGACGCGGCGGAAAAGCTCAACATCCCTGACTATCAGGAGAAAGAAGACGCATTTATGCAACTGGTTCCGCCTGCGGTTGGGGCCGACATTATGCGCCTGTTCCCGGAGAAGTCCGCCGCACTCATGTATCACCTGGGTGCAAACCCGGAGAAAGCCCACCAGTTACTGGCGATGGATGGGCAGTCCGCGCTGATTGAACTAACTCGACTATCCGAACGCTTAACTCTCAAGCCTCGCGGTAAACAAATCTCTTCCGCTCCCCCTGCTGACCAGCAGATTACCGGTGATGTCAGCGCAGCAAATAAAGATGCCATTCGTAAACAGATGGATGCGGCTGCGAGCAAGGGCGATGTGGAAACTTACCGCAAGCTAAAGGCAAAACTTAAAGGAATCCGATAATGGCTTTGAACGAAGGTCAAATTGTTACACTGGCGGTAGATGAGATTATTGAAACCATCTCCGCAATCACTCCAATGGCGCAGAAAGCCAAGAAATACACCCCGCCTGCTGCTTCTATGCAGCGCTCCAGCAATACCATCTGGATGCCTGTAGAGCAGGAGTCCCCCACTCAGGAGGGTTGGGATTTAACTGATAAAGCGACAGGGTTACTGGAGCTTAACGTCGCGGTAAACATGGGAGAGCCGGATAACGACTTCTTCCAGTTACGCGCAGATGACTTGCGAGACGAGACTGCGTATCGTCACCGAATCCAGTCCGCAGCACGCAAACTGGCTAACAACGTTGAGCTGAAAGTCGCAAACATGGCCGCCGAGATGGGGTCATTGGTTATCACTTCTCCGGATGCAATCGGCACTAATACCGCAGACGCATGGAACTTTGTGGCCGATGCAGAGGAGCTGATGTTCTCCCGCGAACTTAACCGCGACATGGGGACATCGTACTTCTTCAACCCGCAGGACTACAAAAAGGCGGGTTATGACCTGACCAAGCGTGACATCTTCGGGCGCATTCCTGAAGAAGCGTACCGCGATGGCACCATTCAGCGTCAGGTTGCTGGCTTCGATGATGTCCTGCGCTCTCCTAAGCTCCCGGTCCTGACAGCATCTACCGCAACTGGAATCACTGTTTCCGGCGCTCAGTCATTCAAGCCGGAGGCATGGCAACTGGATAACGACGGTAACAAAGTCAACGTCGATAACCGTTTCGCTACCGTCACCCTGTCTGCAACTACCGGCCTGAAACGCGGCGACAAAATTTCGTTTACTGGCGTGAAGTTCCTTGGTCAGATGGCAAAGAACGTACTGGCGCAGGACGCGACTTTCTCCGTAGTTCGCGTTGTTGATGGTACTCACGTTGAAATCACGCCGAAGCCTGTAGCACTGGATGATGTTTCTCTTTCTCCTGAGCAACGCGCCTACGCCAACGTTAACACCTCACTGGCTGATGCAATGGCGGTGAACATCCTGAACGCTAAGGATGCCCGTACCAACGTGTTCTGGGCTGATGACGCCATCCGTATTGTGTCTCAGCCGATTCCGGCCAACCATGAGCTTTTTGCAGGTATGAAAACTACCTCATTCAGCATCCCGGATGTCGGCCTGAACGGTATCTTCGCTACGCAGGGGGATATTTCCACCCTGTCCGGCCTGTGCCGTATCGCGCTGTGGTATGGCGTGAACGCGACCCGCCCGGAAGCGATCGGTGTTGGCCTGCCTGGTCAGACTGCGTAACTAGCAGGGGCTTCGGCCCCTTTTTTTATGGAGTGGCTATGAAAATAGCAATCTATAAGCCCGGTGGAAGCGTCATGGTATGGGGCGTAATGGCTAAGATGAAGGTCATCGACTCCAGCGAACTTCCCGAATATGTCAAAGATGGCTGGCTTGACCATCCTTCAAAGTTGCTGTCCTCGGAAGTGGGCGATGCTAAGACGCGTAAAGGACGTAAGCCCAAGGCGGTAAGCGATGCAGATAAAGACTAAAGGCGATCTGGTCAGGGCGGCGCTGCGTAAGCTTGGTGTAGCATCAGATGCAACTCTCACTGATGTTGAGCCACAGTCTATGCAGGATGCCGTAAATGACCTCGAAGCGATGATGGCCGAGTGGTATCAGGACGGAAAGGGCATCATCACCGGCTATGTATTCTCAGATGATGATAATCCTCCTGCTGAAGGTGACGACCACGGCCTTCGCTCTAGTGCAGTCAGCGCGGTATTCCACAATCTGGCTTGCCGTATTGCCCCGGATTATGCGCTTGAGGCTACCGCCAAAATTATCGCCACTGCTAAATATGGGAAGGAGCTTCTCTATAAGCAGACCGCCATTGCCAGAGCTAAACGAGCGCCTTACCCGTCACGCATGCCAACAGGGAGCGGCAACAGCTTCGCTAACCTGAACGAATGGCATTATTTCCCCGGAGAGCAGAATGCCGATTCAACAACTCCCCATGATGAAGGGAATGGGTAAAGACTTCAGGAATGCCGACTATATTGATTACCTGCCAATCAATATGTTGGCCACACCGAAAGAAGTCCTCAACTCATCGGGTTATTTACGCTCATTCCCCGGCATAGCGAAGCGCAACGATGTAAATGGTGTATCGCGTGGTGTTGAATACAATACCGCGCAGAACGCTGTATATCGCGTTTTAGGCAGCAAGCTCTACAAAGGCGAAACCGTAGTCGGAGATGTCGCCGGGTCAGGACGCGTATCAATGGCTCACGGTCGCACATCTCAGGCTGTGGGTGTGAACGGTCAGCTTATCGAGTACCGCTATGATGGCACCGTTAAGACGATGGCAAACTGGCCTGCAGACAGCGATTACACGCAGTATGAGTTAGGTTCAGTTCGGGATATCACTCGTTTGCGCGGGCGTTACGCATGGTCAAAAGACGGTAGCGATTCGTGGTTTATCTCTGACCTTGAAGACGAGTCGCATCCAGACCGTTACAGCGCAGAATATCGCGCAGAATCGCAGCCTGACGGAATCATTGGTATTGGTACGTGGAGAGACTTCATTGTCACATTCGGTTCTTCGACGATTGAGTATTTCTCGTTAACCGGGACAACTACTGTCGGCGCAGCGCTTTACGTCGCTCAGCCGTCTCTGATGGTGCAGAAGGGTATCGCCGGGACATATTGCAAGACTCCATTTGCTGACTCACACGCCTTTATCAGCCATCCCGCAACAGGAGCGCCATCTATCTACGTCATTGGCTCAGGGCAGGCTTCACCCATTGCTACAGCCAGTATTGAGAAGCTCATCCGCTCATACACGGCTGATGAACTGGCGACCGGGGTAATGGAGACGCTCAGGTTCGACTCGCATGAGTTGCTGATTATCCATCTCCCGCGTCACGTTCTGGTATATGACGCATCGTCCAGTCAGAATGGCCCGCAATGGTGCGTGCTGAAAACCGGGCTTTACGATGATGTGTATCGTGCTATCGACTTCATGTATGAGGGGAATTCGATAACCTGCGGAGACAAACTGGAGGCTGTAACAGGACAGTTGCAATTCGATATATCTTCACAATACGAAAAACAACAAGAGTTCATATTGTTTACGCCCCTCTTCAAAGCAGAGAACGCCCGCGTGTTCGACCTCGAGGTTGAATCTTCGACAGGCGTAGCTCAGTACGCCGACCGCCTGTTCCTCTCCGCAACAACTGACGGAATCAATTATGGCCGCGAACAAATGATTGAGCAGAACGAGCCGTTTGTGTACGACAAGCGTGTTTTGTGGAGGCGTGTTGGCCGCATCCGTAAAAATATCGGCTTCAAACTGCGAGTAATCACAAAGTCACCAGTAACGCTGTCCGGGTGTCAAATTCGTCTGGAGTAACATATGGCAGACCCGTCACTTAATAATCCCGTTGTTATACAAGCCACTCGTCTCGACGCCTCAATCCTCCCCCGCAACGTTTTCAGCCAGTCTTACTTGTTGTATGTCATAGCGCAGGGTACTGACGTTGGCGCTATTGCAGGAAAGGCCAACGAAGCGGGACAGGGTGCTTACGACGCGCAAGTGAAGAACGATGAACAAGATGTGGAACTTGCAGACCACGAAGCGAGAATCCAGCAACTGCGCATCGACGTAGACGACCATGAAATCCGCATTACTGCAAACACCAATGCAATCGCGGCGCTGGATGTCAGACTAACCACGGCTGAAGGCGAAATAGTCTCCCTGCAGGCTGATGTTAGTGCTCTTGATGGCCGGGTTACGACTGCTGAGAGCAATATCTCGGCATTACAGGCTGATTATGTATCGAAAACCACCACTGCAATACAATCTCTGGCATCACCTCTCAACGTGACAACGTCATATTCAGTCGGTGGAACTAAGGTTATCGGCCCCCGCCAGACTGGATGGATGGCGGCTACGGGTACGGCGAATAAAGGCGCATTCAACTCTGACCTGACATTCACCATTAGCGAGACTTACACGCAATCAGAAATCCAGGCTATAGCCAACGCTCTAATTGCTGAGCGTCGGCGTACTAAGGCTCTGGAAGACGCATTGCGCGCACATGGGTTGATTAACTGATGATTACATTCAAGCAAACGCGAGATGCTGATTTGGTTGAAGCTGTCGGCAACCATCCTGACATCATCGCTGGCAGTAATAACGGTGACGGTTACGACTACAAGCCTGATACGAAATACTTCGAAGTGCATGTGCATGGTGAGTTCGGCGGAATCGTCTATTACCACGAAACACAGCCATTAACTTTCGACTGTCACGCGATGTACCTACCACACGCCAGAGGGTTCAGCAAAGACATTGGCCTGGCATTCTGGCGACACATCATCGCCACGACAAACTTTGCCTGTGTCATCTCCTATGCGGCTCGTAAGTTCCGTCACGGTCAGATTTACTGCGCGATGATCGGCATGACTCGCGTAGGAACCATCAAGAAGTACTTTAAAGGCATAGACGACGTAACTTTCTATTCAGCAACCCGCGAAGAACTAATCGACTTCCTCCAGAAAAACACCAGGAGCTAATCATGAGCAACATTTTTGCACTGGGCAGGAAACTGCGCGGTGAGGAACCTTATTATCCTGAAAAAGGCGGTAAAGGTGGATCATCAAGCAGCGGGGCAAAAGAAGCCGCAAAAGCAACTCAGTACGCAGCAGACCTGCAAAACCAACAATTCAATCGTGTGATGGAGCAGTTGGCACCTTACGCCGCCGCAGGTTTGCCGGCTCTCCAGCAGATTCAGCAGCTATCAACGCTGGAAGGTCAGAACAGCGCTCTCAATCAGTATTACAACTCAGACCAGTATAAACAGTTGGCTGATCAGGCTCGCTATCAAAGCCTTAATGCCGCCGAGGCGACAGGTGGACTTGGCTCGACTGCGACATCAAACCAACTGGCGGCCATTGCACCAACGCTTGGGCAAGACTGGCTTTCCGGACAGATGCAAAACTATGGCAACCTGTTAAACGTTGGTCAGTCTGCGGCGGCAGGCCAAGCATCGGCTGGACAGAACTATGCAAATAACGCAGGTAATCTTGCGCAACAGATGGCGGCTATACGCTCTCAGGGTTCTGGTCAATCCACGCTTGGAAGTGCCATTAGCGGTGGTACAAGTGGTGCTCTTGCAGGAGCTGGTCTTGCCGGGATGCTTGGTGCATCGACGCCATGGGGTGCTGGTATTGGCGCAGGTATCGGATTGCTTGGCTCACTCTTCTAAGGAGTTATCGTGGCTACATTTCAACTTGCTGGTTTGCCGTCAATGCAGGTAGCGAACCAGAACGCGCCCGGACAACCATCATTATCCAGTTACGACTTCAGCCAGCGTCCAAACATTGGAGTTCAGTTTGCTCAGGGGCTTGGCGCAGTTGGCCAGGCAATACAGCAGAATGAGGCTTCTCAGAAGCTTTCTGACTTTCAAAAAGCTTTCGGTCAGGCTTATGCGGCAGGTGACCGCGATGCCTTACGTCAACTTGCGGCCACCAATCCAGACCAGATTGAAAAAATTCGTCAGGGCATTGGGTTTGTTGATGCTGATCGCAATCAGGCAATGGGAGATATGTCTGCACGATTGAACATCGCCGCCGCTCAGGGGCCAGAAGCGGTGATGCGAGAGCTGGCCACTCACCAGGATACGCTGCAGCAAATTGGCGTATCTCCTGAACAGGCGTGGCAGACATATCAACAAAGCCCTGAAGGCTTCACGCAGTTAACAGACCTTATTGGGATGCACGCGGTAGGACCAGAAAAGTATTTTGATATTCAGGACAAGTTGACAGGTCGCGAGATTGACCGAGGTCGACTTGCTGAAACAATCCGCAGCAATAAAGCAGGGGAAGGACTTCAGGCTCGCGGGCAAAATATTACTATGCGCGGACAAGACATGTCAGCCTCTACAGCCCGCCGCGGTCAGGATTTGGCAATGCAAAGGGCAAACGGCAAAACGATATCAGGAGTCGACGGGAATCGGGTCGTTCAGCTTGCAGATGGTAGAACAGTCAACATTGACGGAAAACTTCACGGCGCAGGGGCTAATGCATTTTACGAAGGCATTGACGATAACGGCAATATGGTTCGTGTCCCGGCAAGTGCTATTGCAGCTCCTCCAACGTCTGCAGCAAGCGCACAGAGCTACGCGATGAAGAAAGACATTGACGCAATCGCAAATGCAGATGCTTCTGCTCTCGATTTCATGACTGGCATGACTGGCGGAGCAGGAAATCCGGCAATTGGTGCAGATGTTCGCAGCCGACTCACAGGCAAAGAACAACGACAGTTATATAACTCCGCACAACGTATTCAGGGAAGAATGCAGAATCAGGGCGTGGCAGCAGCAAGAGATATGGGCGCTAGCGGTATCAACACCATTGCAGAAGCGAAGATGTATTTTCAGGGGATGCCGCAGGTTGACTACTCAAGCCCGGAGGCTATGCAGCAGTCTATTCGTGAGATTCAGGAATACACCAACAATTATAACCAGCAGTACAACGTTGATGTTGGTAATGGTGGGCAGAAATCATCAAGGCAGCAGCCAGCGACTCAGCAATCAGTCGGAGGAAGCTACACGTCTAAATCCGGCATTCAATTCACGGTGGAATGATGAAAGTAACTGCAAACGGTAAGACATTCACCTTTCCTGATGGTACAAGCACTGAAGATATCGGTGCCGCCATTGATGAGTATTTTTCTGGGCAGGCATCGGCAGCAGAAACACAACCAGCAGAACAGCAGACAGAACCATCATTAATGCAGCGTGCCGGTGATTTCCTGACTGTCGGGCAGGGCGCAGGACAAATCGCCGAGCAGGCTGGACGCGGGCTGGTAAACATACCTTTTGATGTATTGCAGGGTGGGGCGAGCCTCATTAACGCAATTAGTCAGGGTTTAGGCGGCCCGAAAGTGCTGGATGACGTGTATCGCCCGGTAGATCGCCCAACTGACCCATATGCGCAGGCTGGCGAGGCTATCGGTGGGTATCTCATTCCAGGCGCTGGAGTCGCTGGCAATATGGCGATTGGCTCAGTTGCTGAGGCTGCAAATCAGCAGGGTGATTTTGCTAGTAATGTTGCAAAAAATGCCGCTATCAACCTTGGTGCACAAGGGGCTTTATCGGCTGTCGCAAAAGGGATTGGGCGGGGCATAACTGCGGTAAAAGGAACTATCGCGCCAGAAGCAAAGCAATTAATCAATACTGCAGAAAGCATGGGTATAACCACAATGACTTCAGATATTGCACGTCCGGTTAACGAAATGGGCGCCCTTGGTAAGGGACTAATTCAGGGAGGGGAAGGGGCAATTCTTGGCACTGGCAGCAAGAGAGCAGAGCAATACGCTACCCGCAGCAAACTGGTAAGTAATTATCTGGATCGCTTTGGAGAATACAATCCTGATGATGTTGTGCAGTCCCTAACCAGAACGCTGAAAGGAAGAAAGGGCGCAGCCGGTGCGGTTATCAAAGACGTTACAAACAAGATGGGAAACGCAGCGATTGATACCTCTAACACGATTAATGCACTGAATACAGCAATTGCAAGGCAAGAAAGGCTTGGTTCTTCAGCGAATAAGAACCTCCTGTCTTCTCTGCGCAGCCTTCGTGATGAAATCATTAATCCGGCAACCGATCTGGATATGACATTTGACCTTCTGCGTCAGCACAGAACGGCGTTTCGTTCTAACGTTCAGGGTGACTCGATGGTATTCCCTAATCAGGCCAAGGCCGCCACTAATATGGTGGAGAACGCAATGAGTCGTGATTTGCGGAACGCCGTTGGGAAAAGCCTTGGCGCGTCGGACGCAGCAGCATATCTGAAAGCCAATTCAGATTATGCAAATGTCTATAACAAGGTTCTGAACAAGAACATCGCAAACAAGCTCAACAAGGCCAGCAATGAAGCCACTCCTGAGTTAATTAATAGCGTCGTATACAGTAGGAAACCTTCAGACGTGAAGCGCATATGGAGCGCCCTGGATAACAAAGGAAAGGACGCAATGCGAGCTGCATACATCAGCAAGATTGCTGAAAAAACTGGTGATTCTCCAGCTAAGTTCATAACCGAAGTAAACAAATTAAAAGCGCAATCCGGAGGTGAGATTTACAACACCATTTTCAGCGGACGACACATGAAGGAACTTGATGCGCTTCATGATGTGCTGAGACAAACAGCCAGGTCTGATTCGGCAAATGTTGTCACACAGACAGGGCAGGCGCTGGCAAATCCGGTAAGGCTGGGCGCTGCAATTCCTACTTTAGGTAAGTCACTCGCAGCAGAGGCAGGCTATGGCTTGGCAATGAGGGTGTATGAGAGCAAGCCAGTAAGAAATATGCTACTCAGGCTGGCTAACACCAAGCCGGGCACGCCTGCATATGAGCGTGCGCTGAATCAGGCCGCTACTGCAGTGCGCCCTCTTTTAGCTAACGAAGCTACCCAACAGTAGAAATGAATGCCACGGAAGGCTACTTTACCCTTTTGTTGATATTGTCGATTTGCTTAAGGGTCTTGGTAATTTCTCTTAATTCCGATTTTTCTTTTTTTCTTTTCTCTTTGTTGTCAATCCAGTCACCAATAAGGCCAATAAGCCACATGAAAGAAACAATGAGGAAGGCCAAAACCACTATAACTAAAATCACCCATGAGATGGGGCCGGTTGCGGCTAAGATTGATGGGTATAACTTAAGGACGATAAGACCTAATAATATTATGATTACCGCTTGACCTTTCATGCCAACCTCCGAAGCCTTCCTTACCCGGCATTCTATCTAATATTACTACTACTGTTGCAGGTTACGGTATTCCCGAAACCTGAGTTGCAGTTTGTGTAAGTGTCTACGTGCGTAGGATATGGCTGAGTAATTACAGGCTGACGCGCTTTTTGCTCGATCGCCTGCATGGTATTGATAGTCTGGTAATTGAGAAGGGCCTGCTGGAATGCCTGGCTTTGCGCTATCTGTTGCGCCTGTTCCTGGCTTTGCAGCCTCACATAAAGGTTCTGAAGTTCAAGCCTTGCCTGTGCATCACTTATCTTTCCTTCGTCTACCCCTTGCCCAAGCATCTTAGCAGCAAGAACATATAGTTTTGGCGTAGGTGCTGATGCCATACGTGAATCATTTTTAACGCTTGCATCAAGGCAGTTTGCCATATCGCTTAGCCTTGCATAACGCTGCTCACAACTTGTCTGATAGTCACTTACTTTTGCGCACCCAGCCAGCAGAAGCGGGATAATTAACAGTGATTTTTTCATATGATTAACTCTCCTTAGTTTTGTGCAGGATACCACGATGGAGCCGCAAGTAGGAGCAAAGCAAGTTGTAGGTGATAGAACGGTATTTCCGCATGGATAATGTTGAAGAATAAAGAATTACCCCCTTCATTACATCGCTACTGACAGATAACCAACGCAACGACCCAGCTCAGGCTGGGTTTTTTATACCAAATATTCACCGTAGCTACGCTGCGGCGATTCCTTTTACCTGGAGCAAATTAAATGGCAGATATCACAGCCAACGTAGTTGTTTCTAACCCTCGTCCAATCTTCACCGAATCCCGTTCGTTTAAAGCTGTTGCTAATGGGAAAATTTACATTGGTAAGATTGATACCGATCCGGTTAATCCTGCCAATCAGATACCCGTATACATTGAAAATGAGGATGGCTCTCACGTCCAGATTGCTCAGCCATTAATCATCAACGCAGCCGGTAAAATCGTATACAACGGCCAACTGGTCAAGATTGTTACCGTTCAGGGTCATAGCATGGCTATTTATAATGCCGCTGGCGCACAGGTTGATTATATTGCTAACGTATTGAAGTATGACCCTGATCAATTAGATCAGCGACTTTCATCTAACAAGGGAACTGATTATATAGGGTATCCTGGATATCCTAATTTAGCTGATTTCCTCCACACAACCATAAGGACTGTCGAGGAGTTCAGGGATACAGGGTTTACTGACGCACAGACATTCCAAGCTGCTGTAAACGCTGGAAGTGTCAGGGTTCCTGCTGGAACGACGATTGAAATCATCGGTAACGTTGATATCACCATCCCTGGCGACAGGATTATCATCGTAGAAACTGGTGGGGTCATTAAATCCAATGGTCGATTCACTGCTTACGGCGTTAATAACGTTCACTGGATAATTAATGGGTTAGTTGAGTGTACCGGGATGGTGCCTGCACCTGCCAAATCAGGATGGCCAAACACGGCTGCAGGAAAGCAGGCTGGAGACGAGCGAGGTTTTATCGAGTTCGGCGGTGTTGTATTTGCCGGTAATGATGGATCTGACTACTCAGTATCAGGGGCTGGTAGGATTCAAGGATATTGGTCAGGAACTCCAAATAATAGCGATCTGGTTAACCAAGTAAACCGGAAAGGAATCGCAGCATGGAACTGCTCACGCTTTACAGTTAAAGGAGTTCATATCGACGGATTTGAAGGTGAGCAGGTTTACTGGTTTTCTCGTAACGCCAACAACCGCGATGCGTTATTCGATAGCGTAACCAGCACTAACGCACGATTTAATGCGTTAAATATGAACGTTTATAGTGCGACATTGAATATAAGAGTTAGAGACTGTTATACAAACAATTCTTACAACGGAGTAGAAACATCCGCTGGTGACGTTATAGATACAATACACGATAATTGTATTAATGCAGGGGTGCTGTTTGGATTAGGAACTGGTGGTGGTAATCGCACTATCAGTGGTAACAAGGTTAATAATTGCTTAGGCACTCCTTATTCTTTACTTTATAATAAAGATTATGAGAGTCGTGGTTATGTCCCTAACGTTACCGTGATTGATAATGAGGCAACAAATCCAGGCGTTAACTTTATCGCCATATCTGGCATTGAAGGCGCTGTAGTTGTTAACAACAAATGCTACGGATTAAAATCAGGAAGATTTATTCAGGCAACGATTATTTCCGGTGGTTTGATTAAAAATAACACCAACTATAAGCCTGAGATTGGAACTCAACATGTATATCAAGCATCTTGTTATTCCGTGTTTGAATCAGGTAATGATCTTGTAACACTAGGAGGATCGTATGCTTCAACAAAACTATCTGAACGCGCCATAACAGGTGGACTGAATGCTAATATCACTGAATTTGGTATCAGGGAAAACTTTCATGAGTTAAGAGGTGATAACCCACAACCTGGCGCTGGCCCTGAATACAGATTCTCTTATGATACCGGAATAAAATTTGTAGCTGCGTCTATAAGCTCGAATCTTTCTGTTTATGATGGTGCAGGTGCATCTGCTAGTCTTTCTTTTAATAACCTAAAGATTAATAACTCTGACGTACTTGGTCAGTCTTGGGAAATGAATACTCATGGTTATTTATTGCCTGGTACTGATGGCACACAAGACCTTGGATCAGCAAGTAGGAGAGTAAATTCAAGTTATTTCACTGTGGCTCCTGTTATTTCATCTGACAAAAGATTAAAGCAACAAGAGGATTGGATTAATGATGCAGAGAAGCGCGTAGCTTTAAAAATAAAGTCATTACTTAAAAAGTATAAATTAAATAGTTCAGTATTGATTAAAGGAGATAGCGCAAGGACTCATGTCGGCGTAATTGCTCAAGATGTAATGGATGCTTTCTTATCTGAGAATCTAGATCCTCATTCTTACGCTATGTTTCACCATGATGAATGGAATGAGTCTCCAGAGATTATTGAGATTGGTGAATGTGGCAACTTAATAGTAAAGCAACATCATGTTGCAGCAGGTGACAGGTATAGTATCCGATATGAGGAATTGCTATGCTTTATAATTGCTGCTATTTAGTGTATTAATCATAAAAATGCAGCCATTTTCATAATGTCTATGCTATTGATTCAGTTTTAATGTGTGTTATATTTGCTGAAAAAACTGATGAACTAGACGAAAATGGCTCAACTAAAACTAAACTCCATTCAGGTTATGCGAGGAATTGCGGCTCTTATGGTGGTTGGTTTCCACTACCGCACAAGCCTGAATGGAGTGTATGCTCAGACAAACCTTGGTGATCTTCTCTTTCTCAATGGTGCTTTCGGTGTAGATTTATTTTTTATAATTAGTGGATTCATAATAGTGTATTCAACTAAAAACAAAGTTGAAAACACCCCTCTCACTTTTTTTATCAAAAGGCTTTTCAGAATTTACCCTGTTTATATAATAGCATTATCTTTATTGCTAATGGGTGTGTTCTGGGATTTCTCAACAGGATCATTCCCTCAAACATGGTTTGATTGGAAGGATATCGTTAAATCATATCTTTTCATAACATCTGATATGAGTCAGCAAGGTCCGTTTTATGGCTATGGTTTATTGTATCCTTCATGGACATTGATATATGAAATTTATTTTTACTTTGTATTTATGATGTGTCTAATGGTAAGCCATAGGTACAGAACACTTTTAACTGTAGTTATCATAACATCTGTTGTGATTTTTGGGCAGTTGATTTTCTCTGGAGGAATAACTCTTGACCCCTATACTGTTTCAGTAGGTGAAACAAATAGATTAATAGACCACGCTAAATTCATCATCAACCCTATAGTATTTGATTTTATTATAGGTGTTTTGTTTGCAGAAGCATATATTGCAATAAGCAAAGATAGTTATAAGAAAAATATAATTGGAATAATTGCTGTAGCCTTTGTCATATATTCATTGTCAGCGCTGTTGACTCAGTATAAATCAGGCCACGGTGTTATGAATGGCGGACTGATTGCTTCATTCCTTTTTGTTGGGCTTGTGATTATAGAGAACAGGCATGATATAGAATTTCCGAGATTCTTTTGTCATCTTGGCGATCTTTCTTACTCCATCTATCTCATACATATTCCTGTCGGCTTATTTTTTGCTAAATATGGTGCAGAAATCCCTTGGTATCCTAAGCAGATGGGATGGGCTAAGTTCTTGACTGACTTAATGTCTGCATACCTGCTATCTCTGGTGATGTTCAACTATATCGAGAAGCCAAGCGTAATTATCGGGAAGCGGATAATTGAAAGATTAAGGGAAAAGTAA